ATGCGATAGTTGAATATGAGGAAGAACAGTGGCCGATGGAGAGTGATGAGTAATATAGTAGATATTGAGGATCATAAGCCTCATGTAGTAATTTCTATTCCTAACGGCAGTGTCCATGTAGTACCGTTGTCGGTATTTAAGCAGATTGCCAAAGGGGAGATACCCGTCACGGACTTGGAAGAGTGGGAGCAGATTATGCCAGTTATTGTCGGTGACTGGCTGAAGCTGGATAATGATGTAACTGATTTAAAACCATTTTTCCCAAGCGGGGGGAATGGTTAACATGGACCATGCCGTGGAGCTGCACGAGATGGTGAGGAGGTGAGTGATGAAGCGTAAGTTTCTTATTAAGTACACAGCCGATGAATACGACGCTTTCACAAAATGGAGGCAGCATTTACATTGGCGGGCCGGAGAGGTGAAGTCAATTAAACGTGGTTATTGTCGAAGGCTTAGGAAACTATGGAGAAAAAGATTGAAGGCTTACCATGACAACTGAAGACCAGCTCCAGATTACCGTGGCTGAACTGCTGGACTGGCTCTCTCATTCATGGGGCTTCATGTGGTTTCATGTTCCAGGAGGCGGGCATATGTCAGCCGCAATGGGAGCCAAACGGAAACGCATGGGAGCCAAGGCTGGGAATGCTGACCTTCATATAATCAAACATGGCGGGCAATCGTTCCAGATCGAACTGAAGACGGCAAAGGGCAGACAGTCAAAGTCTCAGGTTGAATGGGAGCAGGACTGTAACCAGCTTTCAATCCCATACTATTTATGCAGATCAATTGACGACGTAATCAAGGTGATGGAGGAAGAGTTTTCAAAGCGTGTCATGCCTTGGATATAAAATGTGCTGGTATGAATCCTGCCAGTCAGCCAGTTGGAGTATAATATAGTTATGGATATTGATTTTCCAAAAACTAATGGTATATACGGGATACAGTCATTAACAAACGGAAAGATGTATGTCGGGAGTTCTAATAATTTAAAGAAAAGAAAAAAGGATCATTTTTACGAATCGGGAAGGCAGAAACATTGTAATAAGATTATTCAGAACCATGTTAATAAGTACGGCTTTGATGATCTAAGGTTTTTTGTTCTTGAATTAGTTAGAGATGAAGATGACTTAATTAAGCGTGAACAATTTTACATAGATAAACTTAACCCTGAATTTAATATTTGCCCAACGGCTGGATCAGCTAGAGGTAGGATTGTTAGCGAATCACACCGGAAGGCTTTAAGTGAGGCTAATAAAGGCAGGCTATTGACGAAAGAACATAGGGAGAAATTAAGTAAGGTCCACACAGGTATAAAGCAAAGCCCTGAAACAATTAAAAAAAGAGCTGATAAAATAATGGGGCATTTTGTTAGTAAGGAAACCAGGGAGAAGATAGGTAGGGGCAATAAAGGGAAGAAACTTTCTGAGGAAGTTAAGGAAGTGTTGCGTAAAGCTAATCTTGGTAAAAAAGCAAGTCCCGAATCAAGAAAGAAAATGAGTGAGTTTCAGAAAAAAAGTTGGGCGAAGAAAAGAGTCGAGAGAGAACTGGCTTATAATCTTTCTGGTGGGATTATTTGTAATAAGTGTTGGCGTAGGATTGAGTTCGGTAAGGTAGTTAAGAATAGTATATGTAGTTCATGTCATAGCACTGAGCAGACTAGGGTATGGAGAAAAAAGAAAAAAGATGAACAGGGATTCCAAGTAAGGAAACCACTTAAAAAACCAAGTCCTGAAGAAATGGAAAGAAGAATTGATAAAATAAGGGGCGTAAATAACAAACTGGCTAAATTGTCAGAATCGGATGTTATATCAATTAAGTTATTATTGAGGGATAACGATCTTAGTCAATATAAAATTGCTGACAAATTTAATATATCAAGGTCTGTAATAGCTGGGATTAAACATCATAGAGGATGGAAGCATATAAATCTATGACTGAATTTAAAAACAGAATAGTTAAATACGGAGTGCGTCCGGCTTCTTCATTTTTAGCCAACCCGTCTAACCCACGTAAACATCCTGAAAAACAACGTAGAGCTGTCAAGGGATCTCTTGAACAGTTGGGTTGGGTCGGCGTGGTTTGCGAGAGCGAAAAATCACAGCTCGTACTGGACGGACACGAACGCCTGTGGGCTTCCTTGCTACTTGGTGAAGAAACACAGGTTCCCTACATCTCTGTTGACGTAACCCCGGAAGAGGAGAAGATTATACTTGCCACGCTGGATTATTCCGGGGAGATGGCGGAATACGATCCGCTAGCATTAGGCGAACTACTGAACGATATTAACGTTGACGAGGTTGAGGTGGGGATTCAGGAGATGATAACCGGCATGGTGGAGAAGTTTGATATTGATTTGACGTTGCCGGATATAAAGCTGGATAAACCGGATATGAGTGTGTCGGATAAGAAGACAACCTGCCCTAATTGCGGATGGGAGTTTTGATGTTTAAATGCTATGCGAAAAGAGAGGGTGATTATTGGGTTGGGATATGTGTAGACTTCTGCTTGGCAACGCAGGACGATACAATAGAGGAAGTCAAACAAGTATTGGGTGAAATGATAGAAACCTACATTGAGGACGTTTTGGATACTAATGACGAAAAGTCAATCAAGTATCTTCTTAATCGTAAGGCTCCATTATGGGATCGGATATACTATTACTTCGCTCCAGTGAGGTGGAAATACTAATTCAATAAATTGGATAAGTTGAGGTTATAAAAAGAAATGGCAAAAACAGATCAATTCACACCGGAACAAATGGCTGATGCGTTGGTTAGGGCGCAGGGATTTGTTAGTGCTACGGCTGACATATTAGGATGCTCACAGCAGACGGTTCGGAACTACATTAAAAAGCATGAGGAGTGCAAGGAGGCAGCGGAAGACTCCAGAGAAAAGACGCTGGATTATGTTGAGTCAAAGCTGATGGCATTGATTAAGGATAAGAACATATCCGCTGTAATTTTCTACCTGAAGACTAAAGGTAAGGAGCGGGGCTATGTTGAGCGTCAAGAGATAGCCGGTCCCGATGGTGGGGACATTAAGTTCGTTGTTAAGTTTAAATAAAATGAAATGTTTTAATTGTAATGGTAATCTTATCCCCAAGGTGGGAACGTACCAATTCGATGACGATTATTGCGGTACGGTTTCAGTTGAACTGAAAGACTCCCGTATGTGCGATGGATGCGGGGAACTTCTATTATCATGGGAAGATGCTGGAATAATAGAAGATGCTGAAGATAAGAAACTGGATGCCATTCTAAGATCATACCCGGTTAATTGCTTTATGACAGCCGAGGCGGCGGCTGAGTTGGCAGAAATGACAGTACATAAATTTCGTGGCAATACCAGGATAAAGCGTGGATTTATATATCAAATCAAGATAGGTAAGTGTAAATTATATTTGAAAAAATCAGTTGAACAATATAGGGAAACCGGAGACGGAAGGAATATCCCTATATGCCTAAGTTAAAATGACCAACCCCGCCGAACGTACAATTACATTAGAGCTTCCGGCCTTATATCCAAAACAAGAGGAGGCGATCCTTAACCCAAAGGATTACCAGGGCAACCCGGCAAGGTACTCATTGATTGAGGCATCCACCAAGTCGGGTAAGACTCACGGATGTATTGCGTGGATAATTGACACCGCCGCAAAGCTGAAAGCCGGACAAGAGAACTGGTGGGTTGCTCCGATCTATCCGCAAACTGAGATTGCCTTCAAGAGAATCATCCGTTACCTTCCACCTGAGATATTCACAAAAAACGAATCCAAGCTGACAGTTAAGTTATTAACCGGCGGGATTATCTGCTTCAAATCAGGTGAGCGTCCTGATGGCCTATATGGTGAGGATGTTTATAATGCCGTGATTGATGAAGCATCCCGGCTCCGTGAGGAAAGCTGGTTTGCGCTTAGAACTACACTGACTAAAACAAAGGGACCAGTCAGGATTATCGGCAACATCAGGGGTCGTAAGAACTGGTTTTATCGTATGTGCAGGAAGGCTCAAGGTGGAGCGGAGAATTACAGTTATCACAAGATTACAGCATGGGATGCTGTAGCAGCTGGGGTGCTGGATAAAGAGGAGATAGAATCGGCCCGTGATGATCTACCGGAAGATGTTTTTAATGAGCTGTATATGGCAGAGGCATCAGACGATGGTGGGAACCCGTTCGGCATGAGTTGGATTGAAGAGTGTTTATTACGTGATTTATCAACCGCTGAACCTGTAGTGTTTGGGTGGGATCTTGCCAAGTCACATGATTGGACTGTGGGAATAGGATTAGATGAATACGGTAGAATGTGTAGATATATGAGATTTCAAAAACCATGGAGAGAAACTAAGCGTATCATAATTAAAGAGATCGGAGACACCCCTACGTTAATTGATAGTACAGGAGTTGGAGACGGTATATTAGAAGATGTACAGGCTGAGTGTCCACAGACGGAAGGATTTAAATTCAGTAGTCAATCCAAACAGATGCTTACGGAGGGGCTGGCTAATGCTATTCAATCTGAGGAGATAGCATTCATTGAACCTGTAAAAATGGAGCTCGATATATTTGAATATGCCTACACGAGAACTGGAGTTCGATATGAATGTCCCGCTGGTTATCATGATGATTGCGTCGATTCTCTTGCTTTAGCTTGTTATCATTTTAGGAAAGAAGGTCGATTGATTAATGACGTTGGGTTTTATTAAAATTTGTCTTTACTTTTTTAAATCTATCCTGTAGAATTAAATCATGAACGTACTATCATTATTCGACGGTATGAGCTGCGGACAGATTGCCCTGGAACGTGCTGGAATCAAGGTGGATAACTACTTTGCCTCTGAGGTAGATAAGTACGCTATCCAGGTCACGCAAGCTAATTATCCTGATACTATCCAGCTTGGAGATATAAGGGATGTGAAGGCTGCTGATCTACCGAAGATAGATTTGATCTGTGGAGGCTCACCTTGCCAGGGATTCAGCCAGGCTGGGTTACAAAAGAAATTTGATGATCCTAGGTCAGTGTTATTCTGGCATTTTAAGCGGTTACTCGATGAGTGTGAACCTGACTACTTTCTGCTGGAGAATGTACGCATGGAGAAGTTCAGCGAAGGGGTGATCAGCGATGCCCTGGGCTTAGATCCGGTGGTGATCAATTCAGCCCTAGTATCAGCGCAAAATCGTGTCCGGCTGTACTGGTCGGATATCAGGACTGAGGAACATACCATGTTCGGACACTTACGAACGGCGATACCTCAACCGGAAGACAAGGGAATTTTGTTAAAGGATATATTAGAAGAGTCCGGAGTGGGCACTGTAAAGAAGATGGCAGAACTTCCTAATCGGTATGAATGGAAAAAGGGCGGAATTAAATTAATTAACTCAATAGACGGTAAAGGCCCTTTAGCAATAATACAAAGGGCACGTGGTTATAACGATGGTGGAATAAAAGCCTTAAACGGTAAAACGCCTTGTATGGATTCTAGTTCATGGATTTCTGATAATTTTTTAACTAACTTTATAAATTGGAGAAAACTAACCGCCCGGGAGTGCGGAAGGTTACAGACGATCCCGGAATGGGTTATTGATATTATGATTAAAACTGTTAGCGGGAACCAGTGCCATAAAATGTTAGGCAACGGCTGGACAGTGGATGTAGTGGCGCATATCTTCAGCTTCCTGCCGGAGAGCTGGAAAACTTGATCTTGTCACACTGATTTGCTATACTGTAATTCTGTTGATTCCTTCCCTTCGGGGGCTGTTATGAAGCGGCCCCTTTTTTCGTATATGCACTTTTCAAAATAAAACTGTCTAACACTTGATTTAAAATTACCCTGCATGGCGAAATTAAAAATCAGAGAAAAAGTGTCTGCATCTCTCCGGGGATTAATTATCCCGTTCTTACCAACGGGTGGATCAGGTTCAGGAACCAATTTTCTGAATCTCTCTACACTATTCGGCAAGCAGGATCCCACTCCAATCGACACCCCAGCCGATGCCTATGAGCGATATTTGGGCTGGGTTCGTGCCGCAGTCAGCATGATCGCTTTCGATGTCCGCACTAATCCGTTCACTATCTGGGATAAAAAAGGGAAGACCGACCGGGAGGAGTGGGTAGAGATTCCGTCGACTGAGTACCCGCCTGTTTTAATACGGCCTAACGCCAAGCTGACTTTAAAAGACCTGATTGAGATAAACCAGATCAGCCTGGACTTGACGGGTGAGGGATTCTGGCACCTGATAACCGATAAAACTGGCGGACCCGTTAATGGTATCCAGTTTCTTTATACCGAGTGGGTGACCGGATACATCACAAACGATTCAAACACAGCGATAACCAACTGGAAAGTTACACCCTTAAACTCTTCAACTGGATCATTGGAAATATCAGATGAAGATATAATCCAGTTCAAATATCCCAACCCTGAAGACCCGGTCCGTGGATGCTCCCCGCTTTCAGCGGTTGCCACTTCACAAGACATTGATACCTATGCCCGCAGTTTTGTAAATAATTTCTTTAAAAACGGGGCTGTGCCTCCGGTAGTGATTAAGACCACGGCGAGTAAATTAACAAGCGAGCAGCGGGACGGCGTAGTTGAAACATTCCGGGATAGATACAGGCAGTCCCTCAGTGATCCTGCTGTGCTGGCAAAGGGCGGAGATATATCAATAATCGGTTGGCCTTTGAAAGACCTGGATCTGGACATGATGACCAAGTTCAGCCGTGAGCAGATCCTAGCAATCTACGGTATCCCTGCTGCGAAGTTCGGCATTAAGGATTCCGGCGGACTGAGTGAGGATACCAGCGGATATGAATATACCTACCAGCGAAACTGTTTATATCCCCGGCTAATGCGGGTACAGGAAGAGTTTAACATTTTCCTGATGCCCAGGATATTTAAAGATCAGGATGTATTTTTTGAATTTAAAGATCCGGTTCAGGAAGACGTAAAGCTAAAGAAGGAAACAGCAAACGAAATGCTGGAGCGTGGAACAATCACGGTTAATGAATACCGGGGAAAGATGGGAGACAAAGAAACCGAAGACGGCGATGGGAATATATACCTGATCCCTACCAATACCACCCGGGTGCAAGCTGGAGAGTTAAACCTGGTCCCTGAAATCCAAGCCTTATCCGCCCGGCTGGATGCAACTGAATTAAAAGCCCTGAAACTGACTCAAGTGACAGGGACATACCGGATGCAATTATCGCAACTGGAGTTCCTACGCTCTCAGGACGCACAGGAGCGGACGTTTAAATCCAAAGTCCGCCAGCAGTTCAACAAGGAACAGAAACGGGTATTGACTGCCTTCGATGCTGAGTTTGGTGGTAAGTCAGTAGATGAATTCGAGCCTGAAGTTATAGGCACTATCACAATTAAAGGCGTGGATGGATTACCTGACATCACAATAAAAGAGTATGCCTTCACGGGTGGAATCATAGGAGAGGCAAATGTCAGCGAGTGGAGACAGATTGAACATGGGGCCGTTTCAACAGGGCTGACAACGGGCGTGACTCTGGTTGCTACTGAACTGGGAGAAGAAGCAGTACTGTCAACCGCTGATATGGCAATCCGTGCTAATGAGCTGGCAGGTGAGCGGATAGGGCTGATAACAAGCGAATCCTATTCAGAAATAAACCGGATCACAGCCAAGGCACTAAAAGCCGGAGATTCAACTGAGGAAATCAGGCAGGCGATCCTGGGCAAGTATGACAACTGGAAAGGCTACCGGGCTGAAGCCGTTGCCCGGACAGAGACAGCCAACGCAGTCAACACCGGCAAGCAATGGGGTGCTGAAGCGATGGCGAAAGAGTACGACATTGATCCGATTAAACAATGGATCACTACACTGGATGGAAACGAAAGGGATTCTCACGGGCAGGCAAACAAACAAAAACAGAAACTTAAAGATCCGTTTAATGTCGGTGGAACCGAGCTGATGAACCCCGGAGATTATGGCGGGGCGGCGGCTGAGACAATCAACTGCCGGTGTACCGTTGTCTATTCAGTACTGGACAAAAAGTAAAGGATTTGATTATGGATTTTATACAGCACATTGAAAAATCAGGAATGGCTATTCAGGAAAAGGCTACAAAGAAGCCGGAAACTAACCAGTGGTTTCGAGCCTCAACCGGAATGATTGACAGGTATGGTGAGATAGTTGTGCCGAAAGGAATCAATATGGAACCTTACCTGAAAAATCCGATTTTCGGATGGGGTCATAACGTATATGGCGGATTTGATCCACTGGATAAAAACAACTTTATCGGCAAGGTAGTAGACCATGAGGTAACAGACGGGGCATTGGATATAGAAGTTGAATTTCTGCCTGACGCCGGGAAGAACCCGGACGGCTCCGGGTACTCATACCTGGATCTGGTAAAGGGTGGTTTTCTTAATGCCGTGTCAATTGGTTTTCAGGGAATAAAAGAACACATCGAAGAGCTAAAAGACATCGGCAAGGTGAAAATGTGGGATGAAACGGAACTGCTGGAAGTCTCCCTTGTTGGAGTACCCGCCAATTCAGAGGCCGTCAGGAAGTCCCTGGAATTAGGATTTGATTATCAACTCGTGAAAGACTTCACAAACAGCCCTGCTCCATCCCCGGATGCAGAAACCGCAGAGCTGATAAAGGAAGCCTTCCGGGTATTTAAAATAAAACAAGCGTTTAACAAGTAGAAAGAGAGAATTATTATGGCTGAAGATAAACTTATTAAAGAGATTCAGGAAGGCATGGATGGCCTGAAGGTGGATCTCAAAAAGGAAATCGCTGAAACTATTGACGGGAAAACCGCCGAGAAGTTTGAAGGCGTGACTGGTGAAATCAAAGGAATCAAGGAACAGTTGGAAACGGCTTTCCAGAATGATAACTCCGTCAATGATGAAAAGGTTAAGGATCTTGAAAAGTCCCTGACTGAAGTGTCAGAAAAACAGGCGGAGATAACGGAAACTGTCAGGCTGATGAAAGCGGGCGGGGTTGTCGGGAACCAGAAGAAAGAGTTTGAACTAAAGAATTTCTTCTTCAAGGACAAGGAAGGACTCGCTAGAGCACTGAATGATTATCATGAGGTAAAATCTATCGACTCCACCCTGTTTGATGTCGGTGGACAGCTCCCGGCTGAAGCGGTAGACAAGTTCTGGTTATCGGTTACATCACAACAGCCGACACTTGCCAGGATTACCCAGCGATCCATGCTGAGTTCTACCGGAACGACTGACGAACTGACGGTTACAGCCCGCTCAATGACAGCGGCTACTGAAGGCACGGCTCCAACTGATCCTGATGTCGTGGCTGTTCGTCGCCGGACAATAACCAACGTTGAGGTGACATGGCCTGCGGACATAACCAAAACCTTCCTGGAAGACAATATCGAGCGAGGCAACGCCGAGCAGACCATTGTTAGTCAGATTGGTTTACAGTTCGGGAATGATGTTGAGGATCTGGGTTGGAATGGTGACGATGACAGCTCTACAACCTTCCTGGCTATCAATGACGGCTGGCTGACACTTGCCGGGGCTGACTCGAATGTTAATGACGTAACCTCATATGATGACACCCCGACCGCAACAAATGTTATGCAGTACCTCCGGGCAGCTATGCCGGAGAAATTCAGGATGAAACCAGACTTGGTTTTCTTCATGCCTTCTAATTTTGTGGAGACATTCGCAAATGAAGTGTCGGCAAGGGAAACCCAGTTTGGCGATTCTGTCATGATAAACGGCTTGCCAGCTCTGAGGTATTTCGGACAGCCGATAATTCCGGTTCCTGCGTTGCTTAGTGCTACCAGGGCTGGAATGTATACGATGGCCTCGAATCTCTATCTGGCATACAACCGGAAGGTTACACTGGATAGTGAATGGAAGCCACGGAAACGTATAATGGAAATCACACTGACCGCACGAAATGATTACGAGTACAGTTCAGGTCAGGCGATTGTACTGGGAACAGCGATTCCCACAGCTTTACTTTAGATCATTTTGATTTAGGGTAAACGTCCTCCTCACAGGGCTGGAGAGGTGAAAGCTGATCTGGCCTTGTGGGGGGACTTGATAAAATCATAGGAGGATTTTGGACATGGAATTTATTAGAGTACAGCACACGGGCGGAGGTTCATTAACCTATCGTCACAAAGGGCAGACCATCAGGCTGTTTGAAGGCAACCAGGGAGATATGCCGAAACAGTCATATGAAAAACACAAAGATAAACTGACCCCGGTTAAGGATCTGGATTTTATGAAGATCAGCCCGGATTATAAAGGAACACCAACGAGGTACAAACAACCCCGGCCTATAAATCCATTGGCTGAAAGGGCGTTGGATATTGTCGAAAAGGAACAGGTTCAGATTGATGACGGGGTAGTTGCGTTGCGGGCCAAGCTGAAGGATCTTGAATCTCAATGGTTTGGAAAAAGCACACCAGAACTTTATGTGAAGCGGTACGGTAAGGCCAATAAAAAGACTGCCCTTGGGGTTGAGATAATCAGGCTGAAGGGACTGATTGCGGAGGCGGAGGTTTCGGAATAATGGCAAGTAATAAAGTTAAAGCAATAAGAAGAGCCAAACATAAAGAAAATCTAGAGATAGATGAGGCTGAAAAAAGTGACGGTCTTCTTACTAACGTATGGACTAATTATTGGAGCCTTGTTGATTCCGGGAAGATGAGAGGTAGTAGAGATAAACGCATTAGGAGAAACATGCTTAGAAGAATAGCGAAGGTGTCGGAATGAAAAAAGCTGAACTGTTAAAGAAAATTGAAGAGTTGGAAAACAGGATTATCATACTTGAGGCAAAGGAGGCGACAAGGGATATTCCGTATTATCCGACTTATCCATATCATCAGGAACCGTATTGGACTGATCCATACTGGAGACAACCGTATATAACGTATGATGATTCGTCGGGTTCTATTAGCGCCGGAATAACAACCGGAAATTTCACAACTTTCGATCCTAATATACCCTACACCTTAACTTAGGAAAACATCATGGCATTTATAACAGCGGCACAGGTGGCAAATTATTCGGGACTGGATGCGGCATCAATCACGACCCAGCAGATTGATACGGCGGAAGCGTTGGTTGCCGCATATCTGGGAGCTGACACGCTGGAACTGACAGCACAGGAAGACACGATATACAAGGGATCGAGCGGCATGAGGCTTACACTGGATCATGGCCCGGTTGCATCCATTGATGAAGTGACGAGCGTTGTAATGGGATCATCCACGCTCACCATGTCCACCTTGTATATGAAGGGTTATTGGATGCTGTTTTATCCAACCGGGACGTTTACCACGGGACTGAAGATTGTTGTTACATTTAATTCCGGGTGGGACTCTGACGACTCGGATGCCCTGCCGACTAACATCAGCAAGGCTCTGCTGATAACCTGCGCTGCCCTGTCTCAAAACCCTACAGCTCAATTCAAGTCTGAGAAGATCGGGGACTATTCATACACAATGGCAGATGGTGAATCGGTGGATACTTCAGGGGTGCCGGACTCAGCACAGATATTGATTGCTCAATATGCCCGGCCTGATTATTTGTATTAGTCAGCGGGTTGTGGTAGTATTAATGAGTTAAGATGTATCCAGTTTTACCGACCCGATTTCCTTGCTTTATGGGTGATTGGTCGTTAAACAATTAGCCCCTGTTTCGGCAGGGGCTTTTTCTTTTTCAAAATAAATCTAAAATAATTAAGAAAAGTGTTGACTTTTATATATCCACCTGATATACTGTATTCATGGTAAGGAACGAAACAACAACAACCAACCAGGGAGCAGCCGCCATGAAGAAAATCACAAAAGCAACTTTAAAATCATTCATTAGAAAAAACTCGGATCATCTTTTCGTATCCTGTCACTCTTCATTCAGCGGGATGACTGATATGGTTGAAAGCGTAAACAGTGGTTTTGAAACAGCCGTATCCACTAAAAACAATGTAAGCAATACGCTGGGATTCGCCGGAATCTGGCTCGTAAACGGCAGCAGGGATTGGTTTGAAGATTATGAAGATGATCTTTTTTCTGGTATTTATGTACATAATTGTTGCGGAAGTTTCACCGTAGCAGTTAGGAAATAAAAACAAACACATTCAATACAGGGGCTTCGGCCCC